TGCTGTCCACATTAATATTGATCCGAATGCTGAAAAAGCTACGGATGTACTTCGTGACTCGTTCACGAAAGAAACAACGAAACCGTACCTCATAGGACCAGACACTGAGTTAAAGCCAGGTGAAACTATGGCTGATCTTAGACGTAAGCTAGGTCCAGTAGAAGACAAGGTAGAGCCTGTATCTGAAAAGATAATAGAAGGTGACGGTAGCACACCTACAAGTGTAACATTCCATCCTGCTATGGTAGCAGCTAAGAAGATGGAAAAGAAAATACACGATCAGTTAAACGAATCGGGTGCATCTAAACATCTACGCAGCATGGCATTTGAGATGGCATTGCTAGGCACAGGTGTAATGAAAGGACCATTCGCTGTAGACAAAGAGTATCCTAACTGGGATGATGATGGCGAGTATGATCCGCTTATCAAAACTGTACCATCTACGAATCACGTATCAGTGTGGAACTTCTATCCTGATCCTGTTGCTTCTTCTATGGATGATGCAGAGTACGTAATTGAAAGACACAAGATGTCTCGCAATCAGTTACGCTCACTGAAAGGCAGACCATACTTTATTGATGAAGCTATCGAAGATGCGATAGACTCAGGACCAGACTATGTGCGTAAGCATTGGGAAATGAAGATGGAGGATGACGATACTGCTCCTTCAGACACAGAGCGTTGGCAAGTCTTAGAGTTCTGGGGCTACGTAGATGTAGACATCCTAGAAGAGAACGGCATCAAGATACCTGCTGATATGAAAGAGTTAGACGAAGTAAGTGCTAACATATGGATAGTCAACGGTAAAGTAATTCGTTGCGTATTGAACCCATTCAAACCTGCACGTATTCCATACTACGCTGTACCCTATGAGCATAACCCATACAGCTTCTTTGGTGTAGGTATTGCTGAGAACATGGATGATACACAAACGTTGATGAACGGTTTCATGAGAATGGCTGTTGACAATGCTGTGCTTTCTGGCAATCTTCTGATTGAGATAGATGAAACTAATCTAGTCCCAGGTCAGGACATGAGTGTGTATCCTGGCAAGGTCTTTCGCAGACAGGGCGGTGCGCCTGGTCAAGCCATATTCGGCACTAAGTTTCCAAACGTTGCAGGTGAAAACATGCAGCTATTCGACAAAGCAAGAGTATTAGCAGATGAATCAACTGGTTTCCCATCTTTCGCTCATGGTCAGACAGGCGTTAGTGGAGTGGGCCGTACTGCTTCTGGTATTTCTATGCTCATGTCTGCTGCCAACGGTAGCATTAGGACTGTTGTAAAGAACGTAGATGATTATCTTCTAGCACCTATCGGTAGAGCATTCTTTGCATTCAACATGCAGTTTGACTTTGATGAAGGTATACGTGGTGACTTAGAAGTAAAAGCTAACGGTACTGAAAGCCTCATGGCTAACGAAGTACGTAGCCAACGCTTGATGCAGTTCTTGCAAGTAGCATCTAACCCAATGTTAGCACCTTTTGCTAAGATGGATTACATTGTACGAGAGATTGCTAAGAGCATGGATCTAGACCCTGATAAAGTTACAAACTCTATGGCAGATGCTGCAATACAAGCTGAGATAATGAAAGGCTTTCAACAGCCAATGCCTGAGCAACCACAAGCTCCACCTCAAGAAGAACCACCTGCAGGTGCAGACGCACAAGATCAGACAGGTGCAGGAGGTGGCACTATAGGTACAGGTGTAGCACCAGTTCCAGGCGAGGAAGGTTTTAGCGGTAATGTCGCTTAAGTCTTTTGTAAACAACAAAGGCGAGTGGGACTCATTCTGTGAAGAACTTGATTCAGAGATTGCAGACTTGCATAAACGTCTAGAGCAATCAGAGAGTGTCGTAGAGATTCACCAGACTCAAGGTGGTATACGTGCACTACGTAGACTAAAATATTTGAGGGAAAAAATTAATGGCACAAGATGAAGATAAACAAATGGTACTAGCTTTTATGGCAGAAGCTGAAGAGGTAGATCCAGTATCAGGAAATGAAGTACCTCCAGGCTCACTGCCTGAAGAAGTAAGAGATGACATTCCTGCACGTTTATCTGAAGGTGAATATGTAGTACCTGCTGATGTTCTTCGTTTTTACGGTGTTAAGTTTTTTGAAGACCTACGAGAAAATGCTAAGATAGAACTGGCTCGTATGGACAGAGAAGGTAGAATCGGTGGTGAGCCAATACCTAATGAAGAGCTTAGTGATGCAGAGAAAGCAGAACTAAAAACAGCGGTGGGTGGTTTTATTACAGGACAACCTACACAGTCTACAATGCCAGATCCGTACCAACAACAGCAGATGATGTATAGACAAGGTGCACCTGTTGCTATGGGTAATGCAGGTTATCAAGAAGGTGGCCTAGAAGACGGTACAGAACCCACGTACACAGATGAACAACTACGTAACGCTTTTGCTCCAGGTTTTAGCTTTCTTGATACACCAAGTCTACAACCTGCAGATGCACAATTTACACCTGTAATGATGTATAAGCAAGGTGAAAACCCTACAATGGCATTGACTAAACAGCAGTATGATATAATGTTGTCTAACGGTTGGTCTACTGAACAAGTTAAAATAACAACCGAAACTTCTGTTGGTGAACAGCAAGGTGGCGGTGGAGGGTCAGCACCTCCGCAAGAAGTAGAAGAACTAGAAATAGAAGATATGTCAGATGATGACCTCTTAAAAACAGCTAGAGGTTTTGGTGTATTAAACAATGTAGCTACTGCAGTGGCTTCTGCTGCAGGACTACCTGTAGCTGCTATAGTAAATACAACTATGATAGCCAAGTACAATGATACCCTTGCTGAATTAGATGAAAGAGAAATAGAACACGGTTTAGAACGTAAAGGTAGTATTTTCGGTGGCGAGTCTACTTTGTTTGAAGGATTAGAAGATACAGACGGTAAAAAAGGTGCAAGTTTTGGTGATACATGGTTAGGTGACTTGCTAGGCTTTGATAAAAATGGATTCGGTGTACAAGGTGATAATCTAAGAGATTCATTTGGTGGATCACGAAGAGATGGTATAACTGATAAGGGTGGAAGCTCTAAATCAAATAAATCTTCTAGTAATATAGTCAAAGATCCAGACCCTAAAAAATACGAGTCTGATGATGTTACTAGAGATGCATTTGAAGATATAAGTTCCTCATCTTCACCAAAGATGGTAAATGACGAAACAATATAAAACATAATTCCATATAACTATAAGGCTACCCAGTTTAATTACTGGCCCCAACATAAGGAGAAAACAAAATGGCTGAAGTAGAACAAGTAGAGGTACACTCTGCATCTCATATGCGTAACCAAGCAAGAATCAATAAAGATGAAGCAGAGTTACGTGAATTACTAAAAGAAGCAGGGTATACAGAAGAAAATGAAACCCAAGAAAAAACTGCTGAAGCTGAACCCGATAGCAAAGAGCCTGAAGCTGAACCAGTACAGGCAGAAGGTGATTCCAAACAAAAAGAAGAACCCAAAGCAGAAGCACAAGAAGCAGATGACGATGATGACTTAAGTGCTGAAGAGAAAACCTTCAAGCAACGCTATGGTGACATCAGGCGGCACATGAAAGACAAAGAACAAGAGTGGAAACTCAAGTTCGAGAAACTAGAAGCACAACTACAGTCTGCAGCTAAGAATGAGCTTGTACTACCTAAGTCAGAAAAAGAGATAGAAGCTTGGACTAAGAAGTACCCAGACGTAGCAGGTATCGTTGAAGCTATTGCTGATAAGAAAGCACAAGAACGTTCATCAGATATAGACAAGCGTTTGAAAGAAGTAGAAGAGCTAAGAGTTACAGCTAAACGTGAGAAAGCTGAAGCTGAACTAGCTGTGATGCATCCTGACTTCAATACTATTCGTGAGGATGATACATTCCATGAGTGGGCTAAGGAACAACCTAGATGGGTACAGGATGCTTTGTATGAAAATGTAGATGATGCTAAGTCTGTGTCTCGTGTAATAGATCTTTACAAAGCAGATAAAGGTATCACAGCTAAGAAGAAGACTACCGAAGATAAAGGTGCAGCTTCTTCTGTTACAACAAAACGTACTACGACACCTAGTGATAGTGAGGAATCTACGTATATTAGAGAATCACAGGTAGCTAAGATGTCAATGAAAGAATACGAGAAGAGGGCAGAAGAGATAATGGATGCCCAACGCTCAGGGAAGTTTATTTACGATATGTCAAGAAAATAGTTGACAAAGTAAATTTCGTAAGTAAAACTATGGCATATACACCATAATTAGTGTGTATGCTTTTTAAGCACTAGCCACAAAAAGACTTACCTCAAAGTATAGGCCCAGTGTAGACAGGTAGGCCAACCTTTCTGCAAACTGACTACCCTAATATGAAGAGCCTCTTTATAGTGGATATGTAGTGTCAATTCTCACGCCATATCTATAAAGGAGATTTAACTATGGCTATCGGTGTTGCCTCTGGCAAAACAGGATTTGACGGCAATTTCAGCCCGATTATCTATTCCAAACAAGCGCAGATCGCTTTAAGAAAAGCATCTGTTGCAAACGCAATCACTAACAACTCCTACTTCGGAGAGATTGCAAACCAAGGTGATGTAGTTCGCATCCAGAAAGAGCCTGATGTAACAGTCAACGCTCTTGAGCGTAAAACTGCAATCAGCGTAGAAGACTTAGACGATTCTGAGTTTTCACTAACCATTGACAAAGCTAACTACTTTGCTTTCAAAATGGATGACATCGAAGATCAGTTCGCATCTGTTGACTTCGTAAGCCTAGCTGCAGATAGAGCAGCATACAAAATGGCTGACGCAATGGACGCTGACTTACTTCAGTATATGTCAGGCCACTCTGCTACAGGTGCTATCACTACCTCAACTTCAGGTACTGCACAGCATCCAACAGCAAACGAGCTAAATGGTGAATTTCTAAAAGCTAACCGTTTAGATATGTCTGACATTGGTCACATCACAACCTCAGCTTCATCAGGTACAACTGGTGACTCCATTCCTCTAGCTGCACGTCTTCCAGGTGCAACAGCGTTGTCTACATCTGTGACATCTCCGTTGACTGTGATTGCACGTATGGCTCGTCAGATGGATACAGCAAATGTTGACTCACGAGGCAGATGGCTTGTTGTTGACCCAGTGTTCATGGAAATCTTGAAAGACGAAGATTCACGTCTATTAAATTCTGATTTCGGTGGCTCAGGTCTACAAAACGGATTAGCTGTTAACAACTTACACGGCTTCCGACTTTATGTATCTAACAACCTACCTGCTAAAGGTACAGGTGCAGGTACATCAGGTTCAACTGCACAAGACGATCATTACGGTGTTATCTTGGCAGGTCAGGAAGATGCGGTTGCTTCTGCAGAGCAGATCAACAAAGTTGAAAACTACCGTGATCCAGACTCATTTGCAGACATTGTACGTGGTATGCACCTATATGGACGTAAAATTCTACGCCCACAAGCATTGGTGTCAGCTATCTACAACGCTGCTTAATACTACACATAGACTGTTGGGCGAGCTACATAAAGCTTGCCCTTCAGCATATCTAACAGTAGGATAACTCTATGGCTACTTATGTAACATTAGTAAACGAATTGCTAAGACGTTTGAATGAAGTTACGCTTGATACATCAGGTGATGGCTTTGATTCTGTAAGAAACGTACAAGCCTTAGCTAAAGACGCAATAAACAGTAGCATTAGACTTATTCTACAGGACGGTCAGGAATGGCCCTTCCTCAAAACTACCTATACACAAACTCTTAGTGTAGGCACAAGACAGTATGCTTTCCCTGCAGATTATTCTAGCACAGATTGGGACACATTCTATCTTAAGAAACTATCCTCTGAAAACAACAGCCCTATGCCACTAAGTGTAATATCGTATGAGCAGTACATACAGAATGTACGTCCATCAGATGATACAGGTGATCAAGTCAATGGAGATGGACCTCCTGCACTTGTGTACCAAACGTTAGGCACTTCATTTGGTGTCAGTCCTATACCTGATGCAGCATATGAGATAGAGTATGTGTATTGGAAATTTCCTACAGACTTAACTGCTTTTAATGATGTAGCAATCATACCAGATCGTTTTAAGCACGTACTTATAGATGGTGCTATGATGTTTATGATGCGTTTCCGTAGTAACGAGCAAAGTGCGGCTATGCATCAAAACAACTTTGAAGATGGCATCAAGACAATGCGTAGAGTTTTAATCGATGATACTTTATTTGTACGCTCTACTGTTGTAGGTGATTCAAGGACAAGTTCATTTACTAGTGGTATATAATGGCTGATAATCTAGCTTCCTTCAAAGTCTTCTGTCAAGGAGGGCTTAACACTAGTAGGGATGTGCTATCTCAAGGTGAGACACAGCCTGGTTCAGCTATATCTTTAATTAACTATGAACCTGCTGTTACTGGTGGCTACAGAAAGATAAGTGGCTTTGCTAATAGCTTCGGTACAGTTACAGGACAGGCCAACACTCCAGTTTTAGGTGTATGTGTAGCAGATGGTATAAACGATGGTATACTAGCCTGTAGAAAACCTTCAACAGGTAATAACTACTTACACTATTGGAGTAACTCTAGTTCAGCTTGGCAAGCTGTAACTACTTCAGGCTCACCTACTATGACAGGTGTAACTAAGGTTAGGTTTTCTAGGCTCAACTTCGGAACACCAAAGGTAGTTTTAACAGACGGTGTAAATCCTGCAGCTACATACGATGGCACAACCTACACACAAATAACAGATACTCACGCACCTACTGATCCTAAATACTCTGCTGTATTTCAAAACCATTTATTTTTAGCAGGTGACCCTGCACACCCAACCAAGCTATTCTTTAGTGCGCCTTTAGGTGAAACGGATTTTCATTCAGGTAATGGAGCAGGAGTTATAAATGTAGGCTTTCCTATAGTTGCAATTAAATCCTTTAGAAACGAATTGTTTATATTTGGTGCAACTAATATTAAGAAGCTAGGTGGTACTGCATTAGCTAATTTTGTACTACAAACTGTTACAGACGATCTTGGATGCCTAGCTACAGACAGTGTTATAGAAATAGGCGGTGACCTATTATTCTTATCACAGGATGGTTTACGTCCTATATCAGGTACAGCAAAGATTGGTGACGTTAACCTTGAAACAGTATCAAAAGATATTCAGTCTATCTTTACAGACATTGTATTTGATATTGATCTTGATACTCTTAACGCTGTAACAATAAAACAAAAGACACAGTTTAGATACTTTTTTGGTGCAGCAGACTCTCAAGGTGTTATAGGTGGTTTTAGACAAACACCAAATGGATTACAGTTTGAGTATGGTCAGATGCTAGGTATTACTGCTACTTGTGCGGACAGTGGTTACATAGGGCAGAATGAATTTGTAATACACGGTGATAGTACAGGTAAAGTGCATAGACAAGAGCAAGGTACTAGCTTTGCAGGTACAGATATATTTAGTTTGTTTCAAACACCTTTCTTTCATATGCAAGATCCTGAGCAGAGAAAAGTATTCTACACTGTAGCAACATATCTGCGTTCTGAAGGTGACAACTCAATAATTATGTCGGCTGTATATGATTACGAAGATGTAGACACACTTAATCCAACAAACTTTAATTTGACAACAACAGGTGCTGCAGCTTATTATAACGAAGCGTTGTACAACAGTACCGCAATATATGATGGTAATCCATCACCAGTACAGCGCACTAATATATCAGGATCTGGTAAATCAGCATCTTTAAAATTCGTTACTAATGATTCCAATGCATCACACAGTATACAAGGTCTAGTGATTACATTTGGAGTAGGAGACAGGTTATAACATGGCAGGTTATTCAAGACAATCAGCGGCTGATATTATCGCTAATGCGGTTATTAAAGCTGCACCAGTAAACGCAGAATATAACGCAATACGAGATGCGTTTGCTCTATCAGGTGGACACAGACATGATGGTAGTTCTACTGAAGGTGCATACGTACCTCTTATAGCTGATACTGATGCCTTAAACAAAGTTGTAGTTGACACAAGTAATAATCGTATAAGTTTTTACAGTGAAGTATCCTCTGCTGCAGTAGAACAACTTAGAATACAAGATGGTGCTATTGTTCCTGTAACGGACAATGATATAGATCTTGGCACATCTAGTTTAGAATTTAAAGATTTGTACATTGATGGTGTTGGTTATCTTGATTCTGTAGTCATTACAGGTGGAACTATTGATGGTACAGTTATTGGCGGTACTACTCCTGCTGCTGCAGATTTTACTACTATGGATGCGTCTGGAAACGTAACTGTAGGTGGTACGTTTGCTGTTACAGGTACATCTGCTCTTACAGGTACAGCAACTATTACGTCTGCTGACATTAACTCTGGTGCTGTAGATAATACCACTATCGGTAACACAACGGCTGCTGCAGGTACATTTACCAATCTTACTTCTACAGGTACATCTACTCACGCTACTGTTGATATTAACGGTGGTGCAATTGATGGTGTGACTATTGGTGGTTCTTCTGCAGGTGCAGGTACATTTACAGACTTAACAGCCTCTGGCACAACTACAGTAACAACTGCAGACATAAATGGCGGTAACATAGATGGTACAATTATTGGTGCTTCTAGTGCTGCAGCAGGTAGCTTTACAACTGTATCGACATCTGGACAAGCTACACTGGCAAGCGTTGATGTTAACGGTGGTAATATTGACGGCACTATTATCGGTGCGTCAAGCCCTGCTGCTATAACAGGTACAACAGTTACAGGCACAAGCCTTGTAGGTGCTGTTACAGGTAACGTCACAGGAGATGTAACAGGTGATGTTACTGGTGATGTGACAGGTAATTTGACAGGTAATGTAACTGCAGGTTCTGGTACATCTACATTTAACAATGTCACAGTAAATGGAACACTAGACGTTACAGGTACGACAATTGCTAACGTTACTGATCCCAGTTCTGCACAAGATGCTGCCACTAAAAATTATGTTGACACAGAGGTAGCTGCACTTGTTGACTCTGCCCCAGGTACACTAGATACTCTAAACGAACTAGCTGCTGCTCTTAATGACGATCCTAACTTTTCTACAACTATTACAAATAGTATAGCTACCAAGCTACCACTTGCAGGTGGTACAATGTCTGGTGCTATAGCTATGGCTACAAACAAGATTACAGGCTTGGGTGATCCAACAGCTAATCAGGATGCAGCAACTAAAAATTATGCAGACTCTACATTTTTAACATTGTCTGGTGGCACTATGACAGGTGCTATTAACATGGGTAGTGCAAAGATTACTACTACCTACACACCTACTAATGCTGCTGATCTTACAACTAAAACATACGTAGATGGTATACTTGGATCAAGCACTGCTGCAGCAACTTCAGCTACGGCTGCTGCTAGTTCTGCCACTGCTGCTGCTTCAAGTGCTACTGCAGCCGCAAGTAGTGCAACCTCTGCAGCTTCCAGTGCTACATCTGCAGCCGCTTCATATGATTCATTTGATGATAGATACCTTGGTGCTAAGTCCTCCGCTCCTACTGTGGACAACGATGGTGATGCCCTAGTTACTGGCGCACTCTACTTTAACAGCACTACAAACATTATGAATGTTAGAACAAGTGGTGGTGCTTGGACTGCTGCAGGTTCATCTGTCAATGGTACATCAGATAGAAATACTTACACAGCTACAGCAGGTCAAACAACGTTCTCAGCTACGTATGACTCTGGTTATGTAGATGTGTATCTCAACGGTGTTAAACTTTTATCTGGTACAGACTTTACAGCAACTAACGGTACAAGTGTAGTCCTTGCCTCTGGTGCTGCAGTGGGTGACATTGTAGATATTGTAGCTTATGGTACGTTTACTTTATCAGATCACTATAGTAAAACACAATCAGATGCTAGATACTTACTAGAGTCAAACAATCTATCTGATCTAGATAGCGCAGCAACAGCATTAACTAATCTAGGTCTTACAGCTACAGCAGCAGAACTCAACATCATGGATGGAGTAACTGCTACTACTGCTGAATTAAATATTATGGATGGAGTAACTGCTACAACAGCAGAGCTTAACTATGTAGACGGTGTTACATCTAATGTGCAAACTCAGTTAAATTCAAAAGCGCCTACTGCAAGTCCAACTTTTACAGGTACTGCTACTATACCCACTATAAATTTTGGTAACTGGACAATTACAGAAAGCGGTGGATCACTGTTTTTTGCAACAGGTGGCACAAACAAAATGAAGCTTGACGCTAGTGGCAACTTAGATGTCGTTGGCTCAGTCAACTCTAATGCAACAATCTCCTAGTGAAAGGACACGAAAATGGCGATTAAGGTAGGTGGCACAGAGGTTGTAGATAACAACCGACAGCTAAAGAACATAGCAAGCGTAGACGCTACAACGGTGGCTGCACTTGGAACGGCTGGCGTTGGAAGTGGTGGAGGTAAGTTTTCTGCTACGGCTGACGGTGCAATCGCAATAGGTAAACCAGTAGCATTACAATCAAATGGTACAGTTAAACAGGTTGCAGAAAGTATAGTTGAAAACAATCCTATTTCAAATTTAGCTGAACGAGATATTACTCCTTCTCCTTCTAATGCTGGTTATGGTTTTGGTGGATTTCATTATTTTCCAGAAGATGTTAATGGAGGTCAGGGCGCAATAATTCACGTTTGGAATACTGGTGGTGATATGTATTGCACAACATCCACTTATACTAACTCATCTAATAATGCGAGTAAGTGGCATGGTAATATTTTTTTAGGCGATCAAGTATCTGGCGGTGCTTTTGCTTCTGCATTTGATCCATCAACAGGTCGTTTGCTTGTAGTTTGGAAAGATACTGGCAATACACTTAGAAATGCTATTATAAGATTTTACAAAGATGGAAGTAATCAACTCCAATATAATTTAGATAGTAATAATACAACATCTTTTAATGTAAGAAGTGGTAGTGCGGTTCCAATATCAGCGAGCTATTCGCCAACAGATGACCATTTTCGTGTAGGCTATATTACAAGTTCAAGTGCTTTACAATGTATTACCTATCAAATGACTGGCAGTACTGGTGCAAGTCCAAATTTAACTCAACGTGGCTATCAAAATTTAGTAACAGGTTTAGGCAATTCCGAATATCATTGGATGGCTTACGACAGTACTAATAATAGATTTATGATAACTTTAAGAAATGGCTCTCAAAGTGATTATGGTTATTACTATTATTTTTCAACAAGCACATCTAATGGCGCTGTAACAAACCATGCTAACGGTGCGTTTTATACTGGTGGTTATGTTCTGTATACTCGTTGTGAATTTAATCCACAAGATAGCTGTTTTCTAGTTGTTTTTGAATACGGTAGTGGCACTGGAATGAAACAAATAGATGTTGCTTCTAACGGCACAGCAAGCGTTGTTGGTGGGACTTCAACAGTTTTTCAACAAAGTTCAAACCATGGTCAAGATTATAGAATGAACTTAGCGTATGATGCTGATAGTAAAAAAATAATATTTGTCAGACGTTCAGAAACAAACAGTAATAAATTAACAATAATGAAAATTAATACTAGTGGTTCGTCTATTTCTAAAGAAACCGAAACTGAGTTAGGCGCACATAATGTAAATGAAGTGACTGAGGTTGTTGCTATTGCAGAGCACAATAAGTTTGTAACGGCACAAGCTCAGAATAATGGTTCATTTAAATATACATTTGTAGCAATTGCATCTTCTTCATCAAACAACACAAGTTGGATTGGCTTTGCAGAGAGCGCAATATCTGACACTGCAACTGGTGACATACTTGTTGTTGGCTCAACAGCAGAAAACCAAAGCGGCTTAACTATAGGCTCAACTTATTACGTTCAACAAGATGGAACGTTAGCAACAACATCAACTGATGCAATTAAAGCAGGGCGAGCTATTGCCGCAAACAAACTTCTTATTACCGAAGGGAATTCTTCATGACAAAAGCAAGAGACTTAGCAGACTTTGTATCAGCAGGTAATCCCTTAGCTGATGGTGCTATAGCAGTAGGAGAAGTGACAGGTGCTGCGCCTCTTGCAAGTCCTACATTCACAGGAACTGTTACAATAGGCGGTGTTACATATCCTACATCAGATGGTAGCAGTGGACAGTTTATACAAACAAATGGGTCAGGAGCACTGTCCTTTCAATCTGTACCTACAATCAACGCACTTAATGACATAGCTAACGTAACAATATCAAGTGCTTCAGCAGGACAGTTTCTCAAGTGGAATGGCTCTGCGTGGGTAAACGACACAGTAGAAGCATTCAACACACAGACGCATACAACTACAGCTACCTCACAGGTGTCTATAGCAGAGTATGCACATGCAAGCTTTGATGGCATCAAGGCAGTAATTACAGCAGACGATGGTACTAACCGTAGTATCACAGAGATTGTAATTACACATAACGGTTCAACTGCATCAGCTACGGAGTATGCACAGATCAATACATCATCAGCACTAGCTACATTTGATGTAGATATATCTGGTAGTGATATTCGTATTCTTGCTACACCTGCAGCAGCAACAAGCACAGGGTTTACCGTAAAAGCAATCACACTTTAATTAGTGCCAAGTGGAGAGTGAAGCGTGGCAAACGACAAAGACTTTAAAGTAAAGAATGGTGTAAAGCCTACACGTTACGTGGAGGGCTTGGGTACTATTACAGCAGGTACTGAAGGGCCAAGCGGTTTATTTAGCACTACACTTTATGAGGGTACGGCTGCTACTCAAACTATTACTAACGGAATTAACTTGTCTAGTGATGGCGGCTTGGTGTGGACAAAGAACAGAGACGGTACAGATGAACCTACTATAATGGACACTGTTACTGGTACAGGTTCTTATGGTAATACAAACTCCACCAATCAGTATGGCAGTACAAGTAATGCTTATATAACAGCTTTTAACACAAATGGTTATACACTTGGTCTTGGTAATCAGCTAAATAGATCTGGTAATTCTTTTGTTTCTTGGACATGGAAAAAAACAGCTAACTTTTTTGACGTTGTAAGTTATACTGGTGATGGAAATGATGGTAGAACTATAAGTCATAATCTTGGGTCAACGCCAGGCATGATTATTGTAGCAAGAAGAGACAGTACAAATTACTGGAGAACTTGGCATAGATCACAAACAGGTAAATATGCTAATTTATATGATACAGGAGTTTTTGCTTCGGACAGTGCTAGTAGTGGAGTGTTTAATAATTATTCAGGTAACGACAGCACGTTTACGGCAGGTATAAATATTAACGCCAACAGCGCAACCTACGTAGCATACCTATTTGGTCACAACAGTAGTAATATTCATTGCGGAAGCTATACAGGAAATGGCTCTGCCACAGGACCAACAGTTACAACAGGCTTTAAACCTCAATGGATAATGGTCAAAGGTGCTTCTCAGTCTAGTAATTGGACAGTATTAGATAGCACTAGAGGTTTAACAGCAGATACAAATAAAGAATTATTTGCAAATTTAACAAATTCAGAAGGTAGTGTAGGATACTTTACGCCTACAGATACAGGATTTACTGTAAGACAAGCTACCTATTATCCAAATTCAAGTGGCGAAACATACATCTATGTAGCTATAGCAGAAACAAAAGATACAGACACCCTAGATCTATCTACTGGCTCAGTGTTTAACTACACACCAACTGCAAGCAAGACATTAAAGCTAGGCAGTCCTGCAGCATCAGGTACAAACACCAGTGCTACGTTGTTAGTAAACGGTAATGATGCAGCAGGTGTTACTGGTAATTTTAGTACTACACTTTATACAGGTACAGGTTCTTCTCAAACTATTAGCAATGGCATAGATCTGTCAGGTTCTAATGAAGGTCTTGTATGGATTAAACGAAGAGACGCCACCGAACACAACGATTTGTATGATACAGTAAGAGGTGCTACAAAAGATCTGCGAACAAATGCAACTACTGCAGAGGGTACTGAAACTAACGGCCTACAAGCCTTTACAAGTAATGGTTTTACTGTTGGTGGTGATGGTTTAGTAGGTGTAAATAACGGTTCATATGTAGCTTGGACATTTAAATCTACATCTAAGTTTTTTGATATTGTTCAGTACACAGGAAATGCAACAACTAGAACTATAGCGCATAACTTAGGAACAACACCTGGAATGATTATCGTTAAGAAGACTAGCGGTACTGGTGCTTGGTATGTTTTTCATAGAAGCTCTACTGACGCAGATGGGAAAATAGGCTTACTATTAAATTCGACAGATGCTCAGGGCGATTTTGGAAATGTTCACTGGGATGTGTCTGAAATGTCAAGTACACACTTTGGTTTAGGCAATATGGGTAATCTAAATGGTAATGGTAGTACCTATATAGCTTACCTATTTGCACACGACACAGCATCAGACAGCTTAATACAATGTGGAAGCTATACAGGTAACGGTTCCGCTACTGGTCCTAATATTACTATTGGGTGGCAACCTCAATTTATAATGATAAAAAGAGCATCTGGTGGCTCTGGTGATTGGGATATTTATGACACTACACGTGGTATACCAGACGGTGCAGGAGAAAAACGTCTTGAATGGAATACGAATGATGCTGAAAGTACAGCAGGAGTAGACAGAGTAAATGTAAGTTCTACTGGTTTTAGTATTGCTACAACTAATACTAATGTAAATGCAAACGGTGACACTTACGTTTACATGGCTATACGTGCACAAGATGTACCTTCAACAACATACGACAGCAGCATCAAGTTCTCAGGTGGTACAGCCCCTGCAAGCCCTGCTATAGGCGAAACAGATGTAATTACACTAGATACAACAGATGGTGGTACAAACTACTATGCATCTCTTGCAATAGACGGAGCTAAGTAATGGCTAACGATAAAGACTTTACTTTAACTAACGGCATAGAGATAAGCAAAGACACTAAGAATACTGTTGGTACAATATCAGCAAGTAACGCTGTTGATCTTTCTACTGGTAACTTTTTCACGCATACACCTGCAGGTGCAACAACTTATTCGTTTACTAATTCAGGTGCAGTACAATCTTTTCAGATGCAACTTACTGGTGGACAAGAAGCTGTAGCCAGTGCTTTTAATACTTCACTTTACACAGGCACAGGCTCTTCTCAAGACGTTACTACAGGTATAGACTTATCTGGGTCTAATGAAGGGTTGGTTTGGATTAAAAAACGAGGAGATGGCAGTACTTATGATCATAACTTATTTGATACTGTTAGAGGTGCAACTAAGTGGTTAAAATCAAATGATACTGATGCCGAAGGAACTAGATCAACTGGTTTAAGTGCATTTAATAGTAATGGATTTACTGAAGGTGGGTCAGGTTGGACAGGAGAGAACGGTAAAAACTTCGTAGCGTGGACATGGAAATCTACATCTAAGTTTTTTGATGTTGTAACTTACACTGGAAATGGAACTGCAAGAGCCATAAGCCATAACTTAGGCTCAGTTCCAGGCATGGTTGTTTTTAAAAATAGATCCTCTACCTATGGTTGGCAAGTTTACCACAGAGGTATGGCGGTTAACCGTAGATTAGAGTGGGATGATCCTGGTAGTGGTTCAAGTTCTGTGGGTTGGTGGGATCAAACCACTCCAGTAACTAGTAGTGTTTTAAACATTGGAACAGACGCTCATGTAAACAACAATGGTCACAATTATGTAGCTTACCTATTCGGTCATGAAACTGATTCAGACAGTATGATACAGTGTGGAAGTTATACAGGTAATGGGTCTAGTACTGGACCAACAGTTACTCTTGGGTGGCAACCTCAATGGTTAATGGTTAAAAGCGCAAGTGATACAAATCAAGACTGGTATATTATAGACTCTGCTAGAGGTTTTGTATCAGGAGGTAACGATGCTTTGCTTCGAGCTAATACCACTACCAATGAAGCTACTGGTGTAGCAAGAGTCAATCCTTTATCTACAGGTTTTCAGATAGCCACTAGTGATGCCGCATTTAACCAAAATAATGCATCGTATATTTACGTAGCTATACGTAGTGCAGCAGCTACAGCAGTTACATGGCCCAACTCAGTTAAGTTCCAAGGTGGTACAGCACCACAAACACCTGCTTTAGGTGAAGTAGATACATACACATTTACAACAAGAGATGGCGGCACAAGCTACATAGGTGTGCAGTCAGGTAACAATCATAGCTAATACTGGAGAGTGAAAGTATATGGCTGACTTTAAACTAAAAAACGGACTACAAGCAAAGCGGTACTTACAGACTACTACTGCTTTAGCTAGTACAGCTACAGCGATAGACTTGTCTAAGGGTAACAACTTTAGTATTACACCTAGCGGCAATCCTACGTTCACGTTTACTAACCCACCTGCTACTGGCAAAGCACAAGCTTTCTCTGTTGAGGTTACAGGTGGCAGCAATGGTATGGATGAAATATTTAAAATAGATCTATGGGATGGTACTGGACAATATAGTGGAACAAGAGCAGAACAGACTATTACAAATGGTATAGATTTTAGCACTCATGGTGGTATGGTCTATATTAAAGGTCGTGGAACAGGTACAGGCAATGGCAATAGAGGATCTTTATTTTCAACACCAGAGTTGGGAGTAGGAAACTTTTTATACACCGCCCAATCCAACGCAAAAAATTCAGATCAAACAAGTAACACCTATCTTCATACAGGGCCAAATCAATATAATACGGATGGTTTTAAACTTGGTGATGAAAGAGATGGTTGGGGCGCAGCAAACGATATAAGTACACCTGACTATGTGGGTTATAGTTTTAGAAAAGCTTCTAAATTCTTTGATATAGTATCTTACACAGGTAATGGAACAGCAGGTAAAACTATTAGTCATGACCTTGGTGAAGCACCAGGAATGATATGGGTTAAAAGAATAGATGCTACTGCTAATTGGTCTGTTTACCACAGAGGGGCTAATGGTGGCACTGATCCAGAAGATTATTATGGGATTCTTAATCTTACTGATGAGTTTTCTAACAATGCAGGTCACTGGAATGATACAGCACCCACTACAACGCAGTTTACAGTAGGTGACGATACCGCTGTTAACGCCTCTGGCGGTTCATATGTAGCTTATCTGTATAGTCATAACAGTGATAAAATAAGTTGTGGAAGCTACACTGGTAATGGCTCTGCAACAGGCCCAACTGTTGATGTTGGTTTTCAACCTCAGTGGGTTATGTTCAAACTAGCAAGCCATTCTGGTGAAGAATGGATACTATTAGATTCAAAACGTGGTATTAATACTGATGGAAATGATGCAAGATTAGAAATAAGTGCTAATACTCCTGAATCTAACTCAGCCAATTTCATTAACCTAACATCTACAGGTTTTCAAGTCACATCAACTAGTAACAGTATGAACACCAATGGTCGAACTTATATCTACACAGCTATAGCAGCAGGTGGAGCAGGTAGTTTAACGTGGCCTACCTCAGTGAAATATCCAAGCGGTACTGCACCAAGTAGTCCTGCATTAGGTAAGAAGGATGTGTTTACATTTATGACAGTCGATGGTGGTACATCATACGTAGGTAAAAAAGCAGTGGAAGGGTTATCATAATGTCAGTAAGTAAGATGATAATGGGCCAAGCTGCTAATCAGTATGTAGCTCCAACATATGTTGAGAATGTGTTCAGCACTTATTTGTATGAGGGCACTAGTTCTGCAAAAACTATTACCAACGGCATTGACCTTGATGGCGAAGGTGGTCTGGTTTGGATTAAACGTAGAGATGGTAATGACCACGCCTTACAAGACACAGAACGTGGTGCAACAAAGTTTGTTCGTTCAAACACAACTGCAGCAGAGGCTACTGACACCACTGGTTTAACTTCATTTAATTCTAACGGATTTACTTTAGGTATAAGCAGCGGTGATTTACATAACAAGAATAACGTAGACCACGTCTCTTGGACATTTAGGAAGCAACCTAAGTTCTTTGATGTTGTGACTTATACTGGGAATGGCAGCAATAGGACAATAGCTCATAACTTAGGCTGTGAAGTTGGAATGATGCTTGTAAAACTTACTAGCGGTTCTGATGGTTGGGCGGTCTACCACAGAGGAGTAGATAGTTCTGCACCAGAAGATTACAGATTGCGACTAGACGGTACTAACGCAAGAATAGATAACACTGATGGTTCAAGGTGGAATAGAACCGCCCCTACATCTAGCGTATTTAGTTTAGGCACTGATGGTTCTGTAAATGCTAATGGCTCTACCTACGTAGCCTACCTATTCGCACACAATGATGGTGATGGTGACTTTGGTGTAACTAATGATCAGGACATTATCAAGTGTGGAAGTTATACTGGCAATGCAGGTACTCAATCAATTGACGTTGGTTTTGAGCCTCAGTGGATAATTATAAAGAACACTAATGGGGCTACAGATTGGAGTATAGTTGATGTAATGCGAGGTATGCCTGTTGGTGAAAATGCCAAAAGGTTAATGGCAAATAATTCTAACGCAGAGCAAGAAGCGCACAAGATAGACATAACGCCTACAGGTTTTCATTTTCCGAATGAAGGGTCTGATCAGGTTAACGCCAACGGAAACACCTACATCTACATGGCAATACGTAGAGGACCAATGGCTACGCCTACCAGTACGACTGATGTGTTTGCTATTGATAACCCACAGTCTCAACAAATAGACCCAGGTTTTATTTCAGGTTTTCCTGTTGACTTTGCTTTAGCTAAAATAAAAAATTCAACTACTAATTGGTATGCAGCTTCTCGTTTGACAGGAAACAAATATTTAGAAACAAATAATACCACCGCAGAACAAACTACGAGTTCTATTACATTTGATTACAACAACGGATGGTGGGATAACGTAAACAATACTAATTTTGTTGGTTGGATGTGGAAACGTGCACCCTCGTTTTTTGATGTGGTTGCTTACAGCGGCACAGATAGCGCAAGAACTCAAAGCCATAACCTTGGTGTAGTACCTGAGATGATTTGGATAAAACGTAGAGATGGTGCAAGGAATTGGTATGTTTGGTCTTCGGCAATGTCAAATGCATCTAGAAGCTATATGCACTTAAATACTACTGCTGCGGAGGTTACAAGTAGTACTATTTGGAACGACACAGCTCCCACAAGTTCTGTTTTTTCATTAGGTGGTAATTTGAATCAGGTAAATGAATCTGGCGAAAACTACATAGCCTATCTTTTTGCGACAGTCGCAGGTATATCAAAGGTGGGAAGCTATACTGGAACAGGGAATAATATTGACATAGATTGTGGATTTAGCAGTGGCGCTAGATTTGTTTTGATTAAAAGAACAGATACTAGTGTAGGAGGTAGTTGGTGGGTTATAGATACTGTAAGAGGTCTTACATCAGGCAACGATCCTATTATTAGACTTGATACTAACGATGCTGAATACACTTCATTCAATCCACTAACACCACTCTCAAGCGGTTTTACAGTAGCTAGTACAGCTACAGCAGATTTTAATGCTTCTGGTGGATCATACATCTTCTACGC